CAGGAGCATCTTAAAGAGGGTAGATATACTCTCAATATGGTTAAGATTGACAGAAAAGTCAGAGACGTAATTAGCCATATTAAAATGGCAGAGGCTCAAAAAGAGCATTTGCAAAATAAGATAGAAGGCTCTGAACCACAAGTTTCTGTAGCTACTTAATAAAAAGCTACATCGTTGGAAAAATCCAATCCACATTACAGGCCCTCTTGCGCTCTACTTAAAACTGCTATATAACTTTCACACTATACATTTAATTAGAATACTGACGCGTATAGTCGACGGCCTAGAGACAGTATTCGGAAAACTAGGAGGATAACAATATGGCAAACACTACGTTTCAAGGACCGGTAACATCCAAAGCAGGATTTATCACTACAGGTCCGGCTAATGTTGTAGATGCTGACTCAAGTGTATCATTAACAGTTGCTACCCATTCAGGTAAAATTGTACACAATGATGCAGCAGGAGCAGTGACTTACACATTACCAGCGACAAATGCAAATTCTGATTCTGCAATTGCAGGACCAGGTGCTGATTTAAACAACCTATCTAATGTTGGTGCAAAATTTGAAATCTTTTCTTCAATTACGAAGACTGGAGATCTTGTTGTACAAGTTGCAAACGCAACTGACGTTATAATTGGAAGTGCATCATTTATTGATGACTCATCTGATAACATGGTTGGTTTTGAAACAGCTTCAACATCTGACACTATTACTTTAAACGGTAGTACAACAGGTGGTGTTACATTTGCAAAAATAGAATGTACAGTAATTGCTTCAGGTAAATGGAAAGTTGACGTGATTTCAGGTTGTACTGGAACACCAGCAACTCCGTTTAGTGCGGCAGTAAGTTAATAATTAATTAATGTGGGCCTTCGGGCCCACAATTAATTTAAGGAGAAAATTATGGCAGGCGGTGGATCATTTTTAAGTGATCAAAAGTTTACAACATTAACAGCAGATGGTAATTTTAAAACTATCACTGGTGGTAGTACAAATTTAGGACCATGTAGAGTTACATACATACAAGCTCATGCAGCAACTAATGGTGTTGTTAAGTTACATGATGGAACTGGTACAGGTGGTTCTTTAGAACTACAAATTAAATTTGGATCTGAAGGATTAGATTTAATGGTTCCTGGTTCTGGCATAAGATTTAAAACAGGAGTCTATTTAGATTTAGATCAAACAGATTCCGTAACAATAGGATATACAGGATAATGAAATCAGACGTAAGGGCAGTTAGAAAAACAGGAACAGGTTCAGTATTCGCAGGAAGAACAAGATTAAGAGGAATTATTTTAGCTTCATCTGGTTCTGCAGGTTCAGTTACTTTACAAGATGGAAACTCAGTAACACAGTTTCAAGTAGATGTACCAGCAGGAGATGTGTTTGCTTATAATCTTGCGGAAGACGGAATTGTATTTGAAAGTGGAATGACAGTTTCTGCTATCTCAAATGCTACTGTAACTGTTATTATAGATAAGTAGGAGGGTAAATGGCTAATACTACTTCAGGTACTTCTACCTTTGAAAAAGGTTTTTCTATTGCTGACATTGTAGAAGAAGCATATGAAAGAATTGGCATTCAAGGCGCTTCTGGTTATCAATTAAAAGGAGCAAGAAGATCATTAAATATTTTATTTCAAGAGTGGGCAAATAGAGGTCTGCATTATTGGGAAATCGCAAACAATAATATTACATTAGTTGCAGATCAAAAAACTTACACAATGTTTAGATCTACGGATGATGGAACTTCAAGCGCTACAGCTGTATATGGTGTAGATGATGTATTAGAAGCTTCTTTTAGAAATAGCAATGTAGACACTCCTTTAACAAAAATTAATAGATCTACATATCAATCTTTATCAAATAAATCATCTACAGGTCAACCAACTCAATACTATGTAGAAAGATTAATTGATAGAGTAACTATAACTTTATATTTAACTCCAGGCACTGATCAAGCAGGAAAATTTATAAATTATTATTATGTAAAAAGAATTCAAGATGCAGGAGCATATACAAACGATGCGGATGTTCCTTACAGATTTGTACCTTGTATGATTGCAGGTCTTTCATATTATTTAGCAATTAAATATGCACCAGATAGAATGCAAATGTTAAAGTTATTATATGAAGATGAATTAAATAGAGCGCTACAGGAAGATGGTTCTTCTTCTAGTTCTTACATAACACCAAAAACTTATTACCCAGGTACATAATGGCAAAATTATATAAAGTAGGTGATTACGGCGATATGAAATTAGGTGATTTTCGTAGAAACATAATGCAATACACTCGTAATAATCTAAGAAGCATAATATCAAGTTCAGATCCAGAGATAGTAGAAATAGCTCAAGATGAATTAAATAGAAGAGGTGAAGAATTAAAAAATGGTGGATTTATAGATAAACCAATGGGCCCTGGTGGTAAAAAATAATGTCTAATTTAAGTAAAGGTAAACACGCAAAAGCAATATCAGATAGATCAGGTATGGAGTTTCCATATAAAGAAATGGTTACAGAATGGAATGGATCATTTGTTCATATTTCAGAATTTGAAGCAAAGCATCCACAATTGGAACCTAAAAATCATGGTGGAGACGCACAAGGTTTACCACAAGCACGACCAGACAGAACTGAACCAGCCACAGAAAATTTATTAGGTGGTAATCCTTTTAGTTTAACTTCTGGATCTGCAAGTGTTACGGTTACAGAATTAAATCATGGTAGATCAAATGGAGATACTGTTAGATTTAGAAATGTAAATGGAAGTCCAGGTGGTTTAGCATATACAGTATTTGAAAATTCATCTGGATTTAGTATAAGTAGTGTAGCAACAGATACTTATGTATTTAGTTGTGGATCAAACGCTACGGTAACAGAAAAAGCGGGAGGCATGTCAGTTACAGCAGGACCTGTAACTGTATCAGCATAATATGGCATATATTTTAGATAATTTAAGAAGTGATATTAGAAACTACACAGAGGTGGACAGTGCTGTGTTATCTGATTCTATATTAGAAACAATTATTAAAAATACAGAAAATAAAATTTATAGAGAAGCTGATTCAGACGATAATAGATTTTATGCTACATCAAATTTAGTTTCTGGAAATAGATATGTTACAATACCATCTGATTTAAGATTTATTAGATACGTTCAATTAAAAGATTCATCAGGTAACCAAACTTTTTTAGAAAAAAGAGACACATCTTTTATGGCTGAATATTATAATACACCTGGAACTTCTTCGGGGCTTCCAAAATATTATGGTAATTGGGACGCTAATTTTTGGGTAGTTGCACCTACACCAAATAGCACATTTGAAATTACTTTAGCTTATGTAAAACAACCTGTAAGTATAACAAATACAACACAACCAACAGCAGCTCCAGCAGCTACAAACGGAACTTATGTATCTAATAAATATCAAGATTTACTTTTGTATGGATGTCTGGTAGAAGCATTTGGGTACTTGAAAGGTCCTGCAGATATGTTACAATACTATCTGCAAGCTTATCAAAAAGCACTTCAATCGTATGCGGTCGAACAAATGGGTCGTAGACGCAGAGACGAATACCAAGATGGTGTTATTCGTACTCCTTTAAAATCTGAATCATCATCAAAATATTAAGGAGATAATTTATGGCAAATATAGTACCGTTTTCTTTTAAAGGTGAACTTCTTTCTGGAACGCATAACTTTGCGAATGGTGGAGACTCTTTTAAAATAGCATTGTACACATCTAATCCTTACACAACGTCTAGCACAACTGCAGTAACTACGAATGAAGTTTCTTCAGCAGGCAGTTCCAACTACGCTAGAAAAACTTTGGCTAGTCAGGCTGTTGTAGCAACAACCGCCACTTCGTCTGTAGATTTTGCAGATGTAACTTGGGGTGCAGCAACAACTGGAGCTGCAACTTTTGGTGCAGCTTTTGCAGCGATATACAATGACGATAAATCTGATAAGTTGTGTGTAGTTTTAGATTTCGGTGGAACGAAGACAGCAACGAATGGTGACTTCACTATTTCGTTTCCTGATCCTTCTACTGCTAGTAATGCAATAATTAGTTTAACATCATCATAGGATTTTAAATGGCGTTTAAATTAAACGATAGGGTAAAAGAATCCAGTGCAACTACTGGAACAGGTACGTTTACACTAGGTGGAGCAGTTTCAGGTTTTGAAACTTTTTCTGCTGGTATTGGTGGAAGTAATACTACTTATTACTGTATCTTTGAAACAGGAACAAATAACTTTGAAGTTGGTCTTGGAACTTTAAACTCAGGTGCAAGCACACTTGCTAGAACTTATGTTATCTCCAGTTCTAATAGTGATGCAAAAGTAAACTTTGCAGGTGCAACAGAAGTATTCTGTACAGTGCCTGGTGCAAAA